AAAAATGATATTTCTACCTATAGTAGAATTGCATTTACCAATCAACAGGTAAAGCAAATATCTTTAACTAAAAAGTATGAAATTAGATTTGATAATACTCTCGGATCTCCTATCGATGAAATAAGGTTCAATAAAAATGTGGCTAGAGAATATTATATTATTAATTTTTTACAGAACAAATGCAAGTTTATTATAAAAGGCATAAAGAATGTTCAATTCACAGTTGATAAGAGTAATATCTTTAACAGAAGAGTTTCGGTTAATGTTTCATATTCTATTGATGACCAGAATAGCAAGGTTTTGACTAATTCAACCTTTAAATTCTTGATCAAATAAATAGTTTTATGGATCAACCAATTAACCTTGTAGACTTAGATTTTGACAAATTAAAGCAAAATTTAACAACATACCTAAAGACAACCGCTGTAGGTCAGCAGTTTGATCTAGACAGCCAGGGTACGGCTGTCGATATGGTTTTAAGGTTGTTTTCATACAACAATCTCATTTGGATGCATTATCTTCATGTTTTGAGCAATGAATCTTTTATCTCCAGTGCTAAAAATTTAGATTCTGTATCCAAACTCCTGCAAACTTCTGGGTTTACTCCTCCAACAAAGAAGTCTTCGTTGGCATTGATAACCTTTACTAAGTCAAATTCTAACGAACTGGCTCAGATTGATCGATTTGCCACTTTTGAAGGAACTAGTCAAAATAATACCAAAATTTATTTTTATCACATTGGGCCAAAAACTACCATAGATTTATCAAAGACATTAGAATTTTATGGTGGAACTAGTTTAGTAAAAGAAGTAACTGTTACTGTCGATTTAGATAAGCAAGAATATAAAATTCCAGATAAGGATGTAGATTTTAGAACTGTTTCTATTAGTGTTGATGGTAGATATTGGGCAAATAATACTCTCAATCAAGTAAAAGGAACCAACGAAGATTCTGAGGTATTCTTTGTAGTAAAAAGCGGGGAGCATTATTATGTAAAATTTGGAAAAGATCTTACCAGCCAAGATATAAACTCTGTTGGTAAATCTATAATCTCTACAAATACGGTAAAAATTTCTTATGTCATTGCTTCTGGAGAGGAAGGTAACAATATAACCTTTAGCTCTATAGAACAGTTTAAATCCAATAATACCATCAGCATACCAAATGTATCCGTTAGCTCAGTTGCTTCATACGGAGGATTTGATGAACCTGATATCGATTACCTGAAGTATATTGGAACAAGATATTATAGCAATAATTCGCTAGTTACACAAAGCGATTACGAAGTAGAAATTGCAAATTCTTCTTATCTGGCCTCATACACAGATATCGACAATTCTATATCAGTTTTTGATGGGGAGGATTACAATAATAATTACGGAACAGTTTATTACTCCGTAATAGATTTGTTAGCAGATTCTACTCAGGTAGAATCTTTAACTGCTAATCTAAAATCAAAATCTATTTCTGGTATAAATGTTACCTATCTTGAGGCGGATTCATTTACAGGATCACTCAGTATTTCTGTTTCTTATGATTCAAGTAAAACAAATATTTCCTCTGGAGTTTTAAAAACAGAACTTATAGATGAACTGGAAACTCAATACGGATCTGAAAAATTTAACAATTCTTTGTCAAAATCTGATATTGCGTATACCATAATGACAAAAAATCCAGCACTTTCAGTCCAGCTTTCAAATATAACTGTTACTGTTGATAAGGAAGTAGATTTTGATAGCAGCAGAATAGTTAGATTCTACAATGGTATCAGCAGTTTTACTACTGATTTGGTAACTACAAGCCTATCAGCAAATCAAGTTAAATTCAAAAACACAACAACTAATGTTCCAGGTCTTAATGGATACAAGTACATTGGAGCATATAATTCTTCTGATACTTTAGTAAAAGATAAGGTAGGAGTTTTTAATCCAACAAATGGAGATATAATCTTCTATAGCACATATACTGCTTCTTCAACCTTTACTTTGACATTAACTTCATCTTCGCAAACAATAACGCCAAAAAATAATATGGCCATAAGCTATAGTGTTTCACTAACAGTAACATGATTATATTTTTTAATCAAAACAAAGATCAAACATTTGCTCTTACTGAATACAATTTAGAAGCAGGGGCAGAGTACGCTCTTGGTTTGATAAATGCAGCCTATTCACAGAAAAAAGTAAGTAATAATCTAAATTATACTTACAGCATTTCTCATCATTTTCCACAATGGATTCTTGACGAAACTCAAACTAATTCTGAAGCAAAAATAGTCGATTTTATACAAGAACTTTATAATTTTTTGTTTTCACAATCTGGATTGAACTTAACTCCAAATTATGAAAATATTCAAGATGTTTATGTTACTAACAAAAATTATCTAAAAGAATACTATTCTTCTTTATTTTCAGACTTTGATTTTTCTGATTTTGAAGATGAACAATTATTAAGAGAATTCTTAATATCAAATAAAACAAGATTTGTGGGTATAAAGGGTACTGAAGATTCTTATCGTTATTTCATAAAGACATTTTTTAATTCAGAACTTGATGATTTTTCTTTGAATTACGGTACAGATACCATGACTTTGAATGCTGCTTCTTTGAACGAAACCTACTTAACAAATGGTACAGATAAACAGGATAGGTCAATTTTAATACAGGCAGATATACCCGAAAAATACGAAGACGATTTCAAGGCATTACTCAAACCAATGGGGTTTTATTTCAATCTGGTAAGAGCAGAAAAATCAGTAATATCCACCGCAATAACAGCGTCTGAAAAGTTATCTCCATACGCCATCGTTTTAAGTTAATAAATACTAATATGAGAAACGATTCTGCGTCCAGATATTCATCATCTATTGCTAGATTCCTATCTAATGCCATTACTGACGATCTATACGTTGGTCTTGGAGTGGATGGGGTTGGATATGTCAGTAAGGATACCAGACTCGCTCAAAGAGCTGCTAATGTCTCAAGTCTTATTAAGAGGGTAGGAATAAGCGATATATTTGCAGCTTTTGAAAGAAATGATTGGGCGGCAGGAAAAAGCTTTAAGGTTTATGACTCAACAGATCCAGATATTAAATCTAGCACATGCTTCAATTCTACAAGTGGAGAATTATTTCTTTGCCTAGAAAATAATACTAATAACCTTTTCTCTGATAGAAATGCTAATAATCCATCGAAGTTTACTCCATCCGGTTCAAACGGAACTGTTATCGAAATGGAGGATGGATATAAGTGGATTAAAATCAATTATAATGACGAACCACTTTCAGCCAATTTTGTAAAAATTGTGGGTATTGAGTCTCTGTTTAATTTTAGAGGCGTAACTGCTGATAATCAACTTCCAGCCGACGCTGTAAATACCATTTACGGTTCCTCTGGATTGACTTATGGAACATGCTGCTTGTACTATAAGCAGGATTTTGTCGAGCCGATGACAGGTAAGACATATGCCAGAGGAGATATTTACGGGGCATTCAAGGTAGCAAATGCTTGGGCATGCGAGCATCTTGGAGCACTTACAGATTTTCATCCAGTATTTAAAAATTCTGTTACCAGCACCGAATTGGGAGGATTTTTTAATACAAGCGGATGCACTCCCTGTGGAGCAACATATGCTGATGTTACTGCTAAATTAAGTTATTCATCCGGTGGATCTGCTGGATATGCATCCACAAATATTTTTAAGAAAAATTATGATATTTTAACCAGCGTAAATTCTGGTTGTATTTTAAATGCTATTCTTAATGTTGACTCTTCTATTTCTTACTATGTCAGCGAAGAAAGACCAGAGGTTACTCTTGTAACCGATGGTAATATAGGGTCGTGCAAAGCGTATTTAACAACCACCTATATTGGAAGCAATAAAGGTTGGAAAGTTACTGGTGTAGAATTAGAAGGCCAATTATCAAGTAGCAATATAACTTATGTTGAAGCAATAAATTTGGTAACTGCAACCGGATCTGCTTCATCTGGCGATTTTTCAGTGTGCTTGGCTAGCTTACAGTTTAATCTAGCACCTATAACATCCACAGGAGAAAGCTATCTTTCTGTGTATGATTTACTACGAACGGAAAGCATCGCAGTCAACGCAACCATAACAACTGCAAAGATCCAGACAACTATACCTAGTGCTGGTTCAACATATACATTTGACTCGGCTTTCCTCTTAACAGGGGTGAAGAATTCTAATGGATATAGAATTGCTCCCAAGGTTTTCAGAGATTCCAAAGAAGCTACAAAGTCTAGTTCTACAGTAACCATATCAGTATCTTCTGGTTCTTCTTCTGATTTAACACAAGATTCATTAGTCTTTGTAACTGATCCTTCTTCAATTAACGATAATTATTATGCAAATAAATCGCTTTTTGATAAGGACATAGGTTCTGGAGATACGGAGTTTGTAAATTATAAACCAACCTCAAGTTATTCTGTGGGATTTAAAAACTTCACTGGTTCAACTGGAACTGCTGAAATATCATATTTTGAATCATACGGAATAACATCTGGAACTACTCTGTATTTTGAAAATGCAAATACTAACAGCGGAACATTCAATATAACAGGCATAACCGCATCTAGTATAAATATCCAAGACTGCGATGTTCTTTTTGCAACGAATACTACTTACAACCAAGATAAGTCAAATCTAACCTTAATATTCACCATCTAAAATGAGCAATTACCCATTCGAAAACCAGTTTCCTTTAACTGATTATCCATACTCAAGCAGAGAATGGAGTAATAGTGTAGATTCTGAAACCAAAAAAAATTATAACCTGATTGGATTTAAACCAGGTAAAAAATTACAAGCATCTGAATTAAACGAATTACAAGAAATATTTTATGTTCAACAAACATTAAGTATGAATATGATTCATCATTGGTTTGAAGAAGTAAATAACAATTCCATGATAAGCGGACCAGCTTGGAATGGTACAACGCCATTATATCCATTCTTAAATTCTGGTGGAGAAACTCTTCTTGGTTATACCTTATCTACTTCTCCTTTAGGAATTACATTAACTTTAGGAGAAGGATGGTATTTGCTTACTCAACCTTCAGGAATAAAAAATTGGTCCTATTTGAGTGATTCTTTAAGTAAACATTATGGTTTTACGGGGGGACTACAATATTACGGTGGAATTTCTTTTGTGAATGAAATTGTAGATTGTATTGAAGATACTACTTTAACCGATAATTCTTCTGGATTATGGAATGAAAGTGTCTGTGGAGCAGATAGATATAAGACAACGATAACATCAATAGAATTTGCTCCGGTCAGTGGATTTGATGATAATACTTTGAACAAAATTGTAAAATTTTCTATGATTAGTGGTAATTTTGCGTTTTATTATATTAATGGAGTTACGATTTAATGAATTTTTTTAAAAATGGTTTGTCGATTCAACGAGTGAGTAAAAATAATATACAGCCGCCAAATAAAGATAATATCAATATACAGCAGCCAAATACAATAGAGCAAATAAAATCATTTGCATCTGCTATGATTTCTAGGGGATTTTCTGACAATGTTACTGATTTAGACACTAAACGACTTAGAGTTGCTAGTTGTTTTGGAACAGAGTCTGTTGGTGGAAATATCGGTAAATGCCCAGCCCTAAACAATTCAGCTACGGAAGGAAAGCATTTTTGCGGGGCATGCGGATGTGGGGATAAGGAGGGAACCTGGTTAATTGCAGAAAGTCAAAAATATTCAAAACTGGATTATCCAAAACTTTCATGTCCTTTAAATATGCCAGGATTCAGTAATTATATTCCTGTAACAATAGAAAAAACAACTGATAATGATTCTCGTAAAAAAATGATAGAATCTTTAGCTAAGGAAGATTTAGATAAATTATCTGTAACATTACCAGAAGTACTTCCAAAGGATCAAGCAAACCAAAAAACTTGATTTATAGGTGTGCATAAATAAAATAATGGCACAGCCTAATTCAAGACAATCTCTTATAGACTACGCTTATAGACAGTTGGGAGCACCCGTAATCGAAATTAATGTCGATTACGAGCAGGCTAGCGATAGACTTGATGATGCGCTACAGTTCTTCTCAGAACGTCATTTTGATGGCGTAGAGAAAGCATTTTTCTCTTATCAACTAACAGCCAATGACTTGGCTAATAAGTATATCGACACTACTAATTTCGGTCCAATAGTAGGATCAAATAGTAGCAAGCCTACTGGATACGATATTTTATCAATTATTAGAGTTTTTCCTTTTGGTTCTTTAAACTCAAATGAGCTATTTGATATTAGATATCAGTTAGCATTGAACGATGTTTATGGTATTAACACAAATTTAGGATTTATTAATTCTACTCCAATTGCTAACTATGATCTAACTAAGAGATACATCAGACTTATTGAGATGATGTTTGATCCAGAAAGAACTATTCGATTCAATAAAGTCACAAATAAACTTTACATCGAAACAGATTGGACTTCATTAAAAGCCGGAACATACATTGCGATTGAAGCTTATGTAAATCTTGATCCAGATTTATATCCTGAAATTTATAACGATAGAATGCTTAAAAAGTATTTTACAGCTCTTATAAAAAGACAATGGGGTTTAAATCTATCTAAGTTTGATGGTATTTCTTTACCTGGTGGTGTTCAATTAAGAGGCGGTTCTATCGCAGCAGAAGCGGAAAAAGAAATAGCACAACTTGAAGATCAGATAATATCCTCATACGAATTGCCTCCTGATATGATGACGGGATAATATGCCTACGAATCCATATTTCAAATTCCAATCAACTGAGCAAAATGTAACAGAAGACATTGCCATTGAAATTATAAGAATGATGGGTAAAGAACTCTGGTATATTCCTAGAGAATTTGTAAATTTGGATAGATTTTTTGGTGAAGATCAGCTTAATAGATTTACTAAAGCATATCCTATCGAAATGTATATTTCTACTTACTCTGGATTTGAAGGGGGAGAAGTAATATCAAAATTCGGTATAGAGAATAAAGATAGAATGACTGTAGTGATTAGTAAAAAGAGATTTAATAAAGAAGTCACTACAAACAATGCTGATATCTTAAGACCAAGAGAAGGAGATCTGATCTATTTTCCTTTATCAAAAACTCTTTTCGAAATTAACTTTGTAGAACATGAACTTCCATTCTATCAATTAGACAAGAATTATGTCTTCACTTTAGTATGCGAAACTTTCACATACTCTGCGGAAAATTTCGATACTGGAAACGAAAATATCGATGCCGTCAACGATTTCAAGCAGAATATATACAACTTCCTTATCAATG